TTTCAAGTAGATGTTATGGTTGATGGCGTTTTGAAAGGAAAAAATGACGAACAAGAAGGTAAAATAATTAATTGTTCAATGGACCCTTATATGTATATTGCTAATTTTATTAAACTAGAAAAAAATTCAGACTTAATAGCAGAGTCTTAACAAAGGAGTTGGTATGGAAAAACCAAAAGAGCTATGGTTATCTCATGTAAATTTAACAAAAGATTCGTGGTGGAATGTTCACGTTAAAAAGCCATTAGGTTTTGGTGATAGAATATTACAAGAAAATAAGCATCTAGAACAATATCACGTTATAGATTACTCAGCTTATGAAAAATGTATAGAAAATTTTAAGCTAATCAGAAAAACTTGCTTTGATAAGCCAGTGAGAAATCACATAGATAAATTATTAGAAGAATTACATGAAGCTTAAAAGCTTTTTAACAAAAACCGTTCAACATCGTGAAACAATTGCACACCAATAGTGAACAAAAACGGAGGATAAAAATATTTATTCTATACCAGCACTACAGAAAAGAGCTAAAAAATATGGGCCATACTATATTACAAAAGCGTAACATTCCTTTTAGTACATATTTTTTCGATCAAAACTTGTATTACACTACATATAAGGAAAGTGTAATATGACCCGATTAAGTGGCCTAATTGGGCCATTAGTAATATGCACCATTCTCCAGTTGAATAATAAGCTAAAGGGCTATACTAATTTAATAACTAAATTGAACATTGAAAACCAAATACTTAAACAGGGGTTATCGCGTGGAAGAAAAAAACTTATACAATTACAAGGCCAAATTAATAAGAGTCAAGGACGGCGACACCGTTCTCGTGATGCTCTCCATGGGCTTTGGCCATTACAAGGAGATGTCAGTACGGCTTCTGAATTATGATGCTGATGAGACAAGATCGGTTTCATATAAGAATAACGACACGGAGTTGGGGCTAAAACAACGCGCATGGCTTATAAGGTTGTTATGGCACTGTGAGTGTTTATATGTAAAGTCTGAGAAGCTTGATAGTTTTGGTAGGTGTTTAGGTATAATTTACACTGACAAGTTTGAGTGTGTTAACGACATGTTTATTAAAGAGTGGCCGGAGAGTGCAGTATGACAGGACCGATTAAAAGGATAGGTGATTTTGAATGGGTAGGAAAGTATCAGCCGGACGGGTCTGTTGAGTTGGGTGATTCTGCTCAAAGGGCAGGTATGTGGGAATTGGGTTTGGTTCTTGAGGACAAGATTAAAAACGGGATATATTTTAAATTGGCGCTTAGTCAGTTGGAGCACCCGTGGCTTAAGGGTTTTTATCGTAGGTCTCCCGATTCTGATTGGACTGGCGATTTTGACCGCATGTCTAGGGATCAGTCCACTCCTTTAGTGGCCGCTATGGGCGTCCTGGGGCTTCATAAATTTTTGTTCTTTCATTTGTTGGCACACATATTGCGCCTTGGCTTTTTTACTAACATCCGTAGAAACGGAGCGACTAAGGAGAATCATGGATTACCTACCCCCAATGGCAAAGTTTTTAATTATAGTATTAAGCTTCCTGACATCGCTGGCCCTAGTTTTTGGGGCTTGTATTTTAGAGGATTCCGTTTTCTTGGCATTATCTGTTATCCTGTTTTGTGCCTCTTGGATCTTGAGCTGCTTGTGGGTGCAATAGCTTGGAAATACAGAAAAGGTAATGATGTGCTAAATTACTTAGTTCTAACTAGGTACGCAAGATATAGACTGCCAACTCCTATTTCATGGCTTGGCTTTAAGTTAGAAGATAAACAGTTATTAAAGACAAAACTTGATGTATACTTTGACGGGACTGAATACGAACCTCTTAGAAATATATGGATGAAATTAATATGAGATACTTAATTATAATATTGTTTTTGGCTGGCTGTGCGAAGAAAGATTCGCAGCCTATTGTTATTCCTCAACCTGCGCCACAGCAAAAACCCCAATGCGAGTATGTAGAAGTTGGTTATGAATTTTTATTTTGTAAGGGAAGGCTTTGTTGCAACGGATCTTTTTACAACCCGTTTGCAACATGTTCTTTTAGATAATTAGTTATTTCCGCCAGGCGTATAGCCGGGTCCGTTAATAGGTGCTCTGCCACTCTCAACGAAATCTAAGGGCATTTCTTTGTTTATAAAATCCTCAACGTGTTTTTCGACTTTAGCTAAAATCGCTAAATGCCTATCACGATCCGGAGCTGACATACCACTTGAATAATCAGAACTTGCCGACCCCTCAAGCTCAATCATGCCTAATTCTAAAAGTTTACATAAATGCGTTAGTGACTCATTTTCAATGTCAATCGCCGGAACAATAGGCCTTAATGGAAAAACCATTGGATTTGTTTTTGGTAAATCCATATAACCGGGTTCTTTTGAAATGTAATCCGTTAGTGTTCTAAGCGCACTTACAAATTGTTTTATTCTCGTTTTATCTGGCAGTGCTACAAAATTGACATTTGCCGAGGCCGATTGTTGAATCTCAACTCTGAACCTATTCATTACGTTCCAAGTTTGAATTAAATCAATATTTAAAGTGCTACTCATTTTTCCCCCTTAAGGTGTTATTAATTTACGCGTACTGAGGAGTGTATGCGAATTAGGGGGAAAGGCAAACAGAATCTACATTAAATCGCGCTCACGCCTTAAGTATGGGGGTAATTCGGGGCGTAAATCAATAGTATCTATGATGGAGCACTGTTCTTTGCCGCCTAGCGTGAGACAGAGTTTCCTTTGGCCCCTTAGTTCTTTATTATTATAGAACTCATCTATGAGTTTATTATTTACTCTCTCCCAAGCTTTAACTTGTTCTATTGCCGCTTTTTGGCCATTATCTTTAACTCTTACGATTTTCACTTTCTCTTGGACCACCACTCTTTCAGGTATGAGTTCTTGTATACCGTACACAACTCCTGCCACGATGCTATTGATCATTGGCTGGAGGCGGTCTTCTAGGATAAAAGCTTTATGTGCTTTTATTTCTTCCCCTGGGTCTTTTGCATTTAGTATATGTATAAGGTACCCAAGAAAGAGTAGACACAATAGGCCAAGGATGATGAGCAATGGAGAGCGTCTACTCTTTTTGGGCATCGGTTCCAAATCCAAGGCTACGCGATTGGGAGGAACCGAAGTGTTCAAGTCTTCTCTTAATGGTGGTGTGGTTGGCATGTTCTTTTCTGTTACAGGGTGTATCCGTTTTCCTGAGTAGACAAGCTCTTGCCATTGCTGAAAGGCATCTTTTTTATTTTCCATTTTGCGCCCTCAGATTTTTATTTTCTATTTCAAGCTGCTCTCTGTAATCCCTGTCCGCGGCGGCCTTATCTTTTTCTCTAATCTCTGTTTCTATTTTCACGGGAGCGCCATGTCTTCTTTTTGCTCCTATGTTTTCCATGAGTATGGCTACACAAGTATGCGTATCAGTAGCGTTGTTAAATTCTGTCGAAAAATCAAGAGCTTTACCGTCTTCATAAAATCGGCCACATAAAACAACGCCTAAATCTTTAAGCATATTATTTGCCGTAATAGCTGCAATTCGTTTATGCGCTGGGTTCGGTAAATTATTAAAATCGCTTGGTTCAAAAAACATGGTCATCATCCTTGTTTGGGTTCTTTGCTTCTTTTATTTGCAGATGGCTAAAGAGTCAATATGTAAAATTTTCAATTGCAATTATTATTCTATTAGGCCATATAAGCTTAATGAACATCGTACAAATAAAATATATAACAAATAGAAATGCGTTTACTTGTGTAACCTGTGGCGAGCATGTCCCTGAAAAGTCTAAGTGTGTGTATGTGACTAAGAGCACACAAAAGGCTGTACTTTTAAGAAAGGTACATTTGGAATGCTATGAAGAGTTTAAGGATGTAGACAAATTAGTGGGCGCGGAGCGCACCCTCCCCATCTGAGTTATCTGACTCTAGGGAAAACACGTCTTCCATGTCTGCTCTACTGGCAAAGAACTCTAGGATTTTCTTATATTGTTCTGGCGTGATGGCTGCGTGGTCATCTGGTACGGAAATATTTAGCGTGATATCTTTCATGTCGATTGAGTATTTGATTTGGATATTTATGTCTTCCATTTCTTTTTCAGTCATTACTTAAATCTCCAGTGGAATAAATCGTCAAACACATTAGCAAAGTTCTCGGTTATAATCTCTTGCATTTCTGAAGATGCGGCCTGTGATATACCAGTTTCATATTGAATAGCGTGACCTATCTCATGAAGCATGGCTCTTTTTAGTTTCTTACCTTTTAGAGATGAGTCATATTTTATAGTCTTCTCACACTCTGATGTTTGAGCGTCTGAATCATCTGCATCTATGAGATCACTCACTGAAGTAATAGTATATTCTTCACCTTTAACCCATATAGTTTTCGGAACTTTCATTTTTTGGCCCTCGAATTGTAATAAGTGAAAATCTTTCCGCACTGTTCAATAAAATCTTTTTTTGAATAACTTTGTTTCATGAAGTTACACGTGATGCAGCACGGTACGCAGTTAGGTTTGGTATATCCAATGCTGGAGTCAACTCTATCAACGCTGTTAGTGGCGAGTTGAACAACCCTGTTTTCATGTCTACTCCTTATCTCTGGTTTGGCCCCGCAATAGATACAGTTTTTAAATATTATTTTTTTGAACTCTTCAAAGGTGAGCTTCAGGTCGTACTTTCTTCTTAGGCAGCGCCTCTTAATATCCCTATATAGTCTATTAAGATAAGCTCTCTCAGATGTATAATGTTTAGCCACCTTGAAAGTCTAGCCTTGTAAGACAATTTAAGAAAGTCCATATTCTCTTATTTGACAATGTGGCTGAGCTGTTAGAGACTCCAAACTCAATAACATTAAAATAAGGAGGCATTTTGGCCAAAAAGAAAGCTAGTCCCACTTTAAAAGAGTCCTGCGGGAAATGTGGCGGCGATGAATTTTCAATTTCAGATGACGCAAAACATCTTAGGTATTGTGCAGTGTGTAATAATGTTTGGGGTCCGATGAGTGAAGCTGACATTAGAGTGTTGGCTGCTCAGAGAGATAACGCCATGTTGAAAGACGAAAACGCTCAGTTAAAAAAGAGAGTATCTAGTTTAGAGGCGGACATTCTTGGCCAGGGGTAGAACCGACAGTCCTTATAGTATTGCGGATGAGCAGAAGCTTTTAACTGAAATTTGGGCTCCTCATATAACAGAGAACCCTTTAAATTATGTAATGTTCGCGTTCCCTTGGGGGCAGGAGGGTACTCCGCTTCAAGGTTTTAAAGAGCCGCGAGGTTGGCAGATGGCGGAACTTGAAGCCATAGCACAACACATACAGGACAATAAAGCTTTGATAGCTAAGGGCGAGATGCCTTTAGTTTATCAATCTGCCACATCAAGCGGGCGTGGAATTGGAAAATCAGCCATAACTTCATGGCTTACTATCTGGATGATGTCCACTAACATTGGGTCAACTAGTATTGTAACGGCTAACACGGAACCACAACTTAAGTCGCGTACATGGGCTGAGTTGGGCAAGTGGCACACGTTGGCTATTAATGGCCATTGGTTTGAAAGAACCGCGCTTTCATTAAAGCCGACAAGTTGGTTAGAAGATGCGGTTAAAAAACAACTAAAAATAGATACGGGGTATTACTATGCTCAAGCCCAACTTTGGTCGGAAGAGAACCCAGATGCCTTTGCTGGAGTACATAATCATAATGGTATACTTGTTATATTTGATGAAGCTTCTGGTATACCTAAGCCAATATGGACTGTAACTGAGGGGTTCTTTACTGAGCCCGTTCTTCACAGGTATATGCTTTGCTTTTCAAATCCACGGAGAAATACAGGGGAATTTTACGAGTGTTTTCACAAGTCTAGAAAATATTGGCGTAGAACCAATGTTGATTCTAGAACTGTGGAAGGTACTGATCATAATAAGCTTAATCAGATTGTAGAGAAGCACGGTGAAGATTCGGATGAAGCTCGGATTGAAGTTAAGGGTTTGTTTCCACGCCAAGGGGATCGCCAATTTATTTCTAGAGAAATAGTAGAAGGGGCGATAGAAAGAGATGTGGAGACAGACCATTATGCGCCCCTCATAATGGGAGTCGATATTGCTAGATTCGGTGATGATACAACTGTAATTAGATTTAGACAAGGAAGAGACGCGAGAACCATTCCCCCAGTAACATTAAAAGGTAAAGATAACATGGAGGTAGCCAACGAGTGCTCCTTCTGGATTGATGATTTAAACCCTGACGCAGTGTGTATAGATGCTGGAAATGGAACGGGCGTCATAGATAGGTTGCGAGAGATGGGGTATAAGGTCCATGAAATTTGGTTTGGTTCTAAGTCTGGCGAAGAAGAGTACGCAGACTTAAGGACTGAGATGTGGGCCAAGATGAGAGATTGGTTATCTGGCGGGTGTCTTGATAGCTGCGTAGATTTGAAAGATGATTTGGTAGGTCCTGAATATGAGTTTAATCGTTTAGAGAAAATAAAGTTAGAGGCCAAAGAGAAGATGAAAAAACGAGGGTTAGCTAGTCCGGATCATGGGGACGCTCTAGCTTGTACGTTTGCCATCAAGGTGGCAAGACGTGACATTAGGGCGTCGAGAAAAGTTAGGGGTAGCGGAAGCAAAGTTCATGGTGTAGACTATGATGTGTTTGGATAAATTATAAGGGGATTTTTATGGCGAAAAAGAAAAGTGATTTCGAGGCTAGGTTTTTTGACCCAAGGGGCGTATCGAAATCGCGAAAACAGGAGTCGGGTTTCAAAAAACAACTTGAAAGCGGTGAAGTTTCGGGGATAACGGCTCAGAGATTACAAGAAAGACTGGACACTTCTGGTCTCGGTGCAGGGGGCCGGGCGTTTGCAGCATTAAAATCTGAGTCGGTTTCCGACATAGAGGGCGTAATCGCAGAAGACATTAGAGAACAAGATTCAAGTTTACGTCAAGGCCCAAGCCAATCTTCTAGAGTTTTAAGCACTAACATTTTTGATGATGAAGAAGAAGAAGGCGGTAAGGGTTTAAGCCGTAAAACTCTGTTAGGAATATAATATGCCATTTAATTCTGAATCGGAACTTGCGGCATCCATTGTAAAAGAGTGGGAACAATTATCAGGAAATAGAGGAACGTGGGAAAGCCATTGGCAAGAAATTGCTGATAGAATGTACCCGTCGATGAATAGAAATTTTGTTACTCATCAGAATTTAACTAAAGGTGATAAACGTAATGAACAGCTTTTTGATTCAACAGCTTCCTTGGCTTTGAGTAAATTTGCTGCCATTCTTGATTCGCTATTAACTCCTGTTAATCAAAAGTGGCACAGACTTATTTCATCAAGTGATGAGTTGAATAAAAACAGAGAAGTTAATATGTGGTTTGATGATGTTAACAGAACTTTGTTTAAGCAAAGATACTCACCTAAAGCAAACTTTGCTTCTCAAAATCAACTTAATTTTAAATCCCTTGGGGCTTTTGGCTCCGGAGCTTTATACATTGATCCGTTAGGGTCTGAGCCTGGATTACGATATAAAAACGTACACTTAGGAGAAGCTTACTTTGTTGAGAATCATCAAGGTATCGTGGATAAAGTTATAAGAAACTTTGCCATGACAGCTAGGCAGATACACCAAAGATGGGGAGAGAGAACTCCGGAGAAAGTAAGAACTGCTTTAGAGCAAAACGGAGAAAAAGAATTTTATGTTTTACACTATGTTGGCCCTAGAGAAAACGTAGATCCGACTAGAGATGATTTTAGAGGAATGCCTCACGTGTCTTATTACTTGGTACAAGAATGCCGAGAGATTATGGAAGAAGGCGAATACACAACATTTCCTTACGCTGTTTCAAGATACGAACAGTCTCCGAATGAAGTATACGGTAGAAGTCCAGCGATGGAGGTTTTGCCGTCTATTAAAACTTTAAATGAACAGAAAAAAACTTTATTAAAACAAGGCCATAGAGCTGTTGACCCTGTGCTATTAGTGCATGATGATGGGATACTGGATACGTTTTCCATGAAGCCCGGACACGCTAATGCAGGGGGTGTAACCAAGGATGGCCGCCCCCTCGTCCACACGCTTCCGGCAGGTCGTGTAGACATTGGCCGAGACATGATGGAAGACGAGAGAGCTTTAATCAATGAGTCCTTTCTAGTTACATTATTTCAGATATTAGTTGAAACGCCGAACATGACTGCGACTGAAGTCATGGAAAGAGCAAAAGAAAAAGGAATGCTACTCGCCCCCACACTAGGTAGACAGCAATCAGAAAGACTCGGACCTCAGATTGAAAGAGAGTTAGACATCCTTTCAGCTCAAGGTTTACTTCCAGACATGCCAGGTATTTTAATAGAAGCTGGCGCGGATTTTAAAGTTGAGTATGACTCACCGTTATCAAGAGTCCAAAGAGCTGAAGAAGCTTCAGGGCTTATGAGAACAATAGAAATGACGCTGAATTACGTTAATGTAACTGGCGATGCTTCTCCGCTTGACCACTACAATATGGATGTTATAGTTCCAGAATTAGCAGACATTAACGCAGTACCTACGAAATGGCGAAATAGTAAAGAAGACATAATGGCTTTACGCAAACAACGTGCTGACGCTGCTAAGGAAGAAAAAATGATCCAAGCAGGACCGTCAATGGCGGCCATGGCTAAAGCGGGTCAACAAGGCGGGTAATGTTAAAAGAAATAAGGGAGTCAATAGTTGTTTTTTTAACAAGCAAAAAGACAGCGTATCAATTCACATTTAATCCAGAGAGCATACATTCAAAAGCTGTGCTTAAAGATTTGGCTAAATTCTGTAGAGCCGATGAAACCACCTTTCACATAGATAGTAGAGTTCACTGTGCTCTTGAGGGACGCCGTGAAGTTTGGTTAAAAATACAAAATTATTTAAACTTAACTCCTGAAGAACTTTCAGAGTTATATCGAAAGGAATAAGTATGAGTGAAGCAGCAGCAGTAGCCCCGGCGGGCGGAGAAGGCAGCGTAGCGCCAGCAGTTGGCGGAGAAGGCAACGTGGCAGTATCAAATGCTCCAGTAGGGAGTTCTGAAGGTGTAGCCCCAGCAGCAGCTCCGGCTCCAGCAGCGGCAGCCCCAATTGAGTCAACTCCGGCAGTGGCACCAACTCCTTGGACTGAAAGTTTAAGTGTAGAACAAAAAGACTATGTTACAAACAAAGGTTTTACCGATCCAGCATCAGTGTTAGAGAGCTATGTTAATTTAGAAAAACTTAGAGGGGTTCCTCAAGATAGACTATTAAAGCTTCCGGAAGCTGCGGATTCTCCTGAGTGGGGAGATGTATATTCCAAGCTAGGAAAACCGCCGAGTCCTGAAGGTTATGAATTT